TACAGCGGTCAATACCACAACTTTACGAATTGCTTCTACAGGTTCAACGGATGTTGATGGTCAAGCCGGTGATGGAGGGTCGGGTGTAGTCAGTTACAACATCTATGTGGATTCCGAAGGTACAGCGAGTATCACGGGTGTTTCAGGTTTTCCTTATGATGTTTCTGGTTTTACGGAAAACACCGCCCATACTTTCGAGATTCAAGCTGTAGACGCTCAAACTAATGTTTCGACAAAATCAGCCTCTGATGGTGCCACGACCACCGCAGCGGCAGCGGCTACTGATCGATTGATGATTGGTATCGATCTAACCGCAGCCCCATCTGACGCTTACTTACGTATCGCTGTTGTAAACGCCCCTACGACCCCCGTGGTTAAAATCGATGGTGTAGCCTGTACTTTGTTAGGCGTGTGGTCCGACACTTCAGGTCATGATTGGACCCGTTTAAAGCCCTATGGGCTAGTGAGGGAAGGGCTTCTCTCTGCGGTTTCTGAGATTCCTGTAGCCCCTGATATAGTTGAGGTTCAACTTCCTTCTGGACTCTCAAACGGCACACAAACCATCACTATTGATACAGTGACAGGTTCTGCCCCGATCTTAATCGATGGTTCGATGCGGTTGCTGTTTGTGGATAACTCGTATGTAGGGACCAATTCAGGCACAGAAGCCCAACCCTGGGTTGATCTTCTAACATGGCAGTCCGGCACAAGACAGACCGGGGACATTGTGTACGTTGTAGGTACAGAAACAATTTATACCGATTCGTCTAATTCCGGTTCTTCAACCTATAACGCGGTGCTTTGTTTTTACCGGACCAACTGCCCTGGAGGCACCGAAGCCTCCCCCTCGGCGATTACTGCGTATCCCTTGAATGGTTCAACGAGAAGTCCGACAAGAGCTAGACCATTGGTTAATGAGACGGGAGCAAATCAGGCCATTCTAACTTGTGATACCACGGCCTGTACAATCTGCTGGTTTGATATAGACGGGGAACAGGCAACCCGTGTTGGGCAAGGCACCTCAGATTGGGTGCGTCTCTTTGGCGTAATGTTCAAAAACGGTGGTGGGCAGTCTTCGGCCATTCAATCTCACGGCGTTCAGAAGTTCGCCGCACTCTTTTGTACCACCGCAGATACCGGAGATGTAGCGAACAACCAAAGTCAAACGATGTATGACGGTGGCCAAAATGGACCGACACCTTCACTGGCGGCAGAGTGCAGGCTGAACTGGAACAACATACGAAACTGGGCTGGTGGTTCAGGCATTCAGTTCTATGGCCACTCTGATGACGAATTCAGGGCGCGAATCGAAGCGAATTACAATGTGATCGACACCGCAGACCCTGCGAGCAACCGGGGAAATGCGATTAACTTCGGTGGTTCGGACGCATCTCCGACAGGGACAGGGGATACAGCAACCCAGAACTGGCGAGACTATCAGGAAATGATTGGTAATACGGTAAGGGGCGCGACAGAGGAAATCTGGATACGTGGTGCTCCGCATACCCTGGATACCTCCGATATTCCTACAATATGCAATCATAACGTTTGTTTTGGTGGTGTAACATCGGGGTATTCGTCTGATATTAAAGTGGACTCGGTAGGGCCTGGTTCGACGTTCACCAATAACCTGTTGAGTATCGGCATCGATTTCGACAATCCCAGTACTTCGGGTAATTACACTGAAAGCGGAACGACGATATCCAACGACCCTGAAAGCGTTCTTCCGTGAGTCTCGCAGAACTTTTAACACAACGAGAAGATGCAAAAAGATTCTGGAAACTGGCGTATTACGATCCCCATCCAAAGCAAACGGAGTTCCACCACGCTCTAGGTCAAAATTCTATTTTGCCAGCCTCTCAAAGAGGGTTGATGGCCGCAAATCGCGTAGGAAAAAGTTTTTGCGGTGCGCACGAAACCGCTTTTCATCTCACAGGTCTATATCCTGATTGGTGGGAAGGGACAAGATATAACTACCCTATAACAGCAGTGTGTGCAGGGGTTACGAACGACACCACAAAAGCCATTATCCAAAAAGAGCTTTTAGGCGATCCTGACGATCCAAGTGCTCTTGGAACAGGCGCAGTCCCGAAACATCTAATCATAGACACAATCAGAAAACCCGGCGTACCTAACGCCTTTCAGGCTTTTACTGTAAGACACGTCACTGGAGGGGTCTCCAAGAGCCTCCTGATGGCCTATGAGCAGGATTGGAAGAAGTTCATGGGCATATCCGCAGAAGTCGTTTGGCCCGATGAGGAACCGCCTCTGGAGGTCTGGGCGCAGTTTCTAAGAATGACCACCGACAAGCCCGATGCGATCATTTACATGACCTTCACCCCGGAAGAAGGTGTTACACAGGTTGTAGACGGGTTTATGAACCATTTAAAGGACGGGCAAGCACTTATAACGGCAACCTGGGACGATGCGCCTCATTTAACAGAAGCGAAGAAAAAACAGATTCTAGACGCTTTACCTGAATATCAAAGGGATATGAGAAGCAAGGGAATTCCGCTGATGGGGTCAGGTCTTGTATATCCGATAAAAGAAAGTGATATTTCTTATAAAATCACCGATATCAAGCTAAAGCCTCATTGGCCCCGTGGTTGTGCGATGGATTTGGGAAAATCCGACCATCCTACAGCCGTTGTATGGATGGCATGGGATAGGGATTTGGACATAATCTATCTTTATGACTGCTGGAAGGGAAGGGGGATTATTTCAGAAAATGCCTCACAAATCAGGAAAAGAACTAAAGATTACATCCCGGTATTCTGGCCGCACGATGCCGAACAGAAAGACCCGAAAAGTGCGAAAAGCTACGCATCTTTATACGGAGCTGAAAGATTGAATATGTGGTGGGAGTCTTTTAAAAACCCCCCAAGAGTTGGCGAGAAGGCTGGAGATATCGGCGTAGAGGCAGGGATAGATGTTCTCTTACAAAGGATGATCGAGGGTAAGTTTAAAGTCGCCGACCACCTTAAAGAATGGTTCGAGGAATTCCGTATGTATCATCGGAAGGACGGGAAGATCGTTGCTTTGAAAGACGATCTTATGTCAGCGACTCGATATTGTTCGCAATCCCATCGAAATTTCAGGACCAACACGATGGCATTTCAGCGTCGAGATATCGAATACTCAAACAAAGGTATTGTATGAAAGACACCAACGTACAGTTTTTATGGAACATGGCACGCCAATCGGCTAAAGATGTTCAAGAGTTGAAAGCGATTGTTGCAGACCTTCAAAACCAGATAGAAGAACTCAAAGCAAAGCGTGGTCCTGGGAGGCCAAAGAAAATTGCCTAACATGACCGAAACAGAACTTCTGTCTATCGTACAATCAGAAGTCAATCAAGCCAAAGACCCTAGCGAGATATTCAAAGAAATCGCTCAAGGGCTGGATTATTACAACGGTGAACCGTTAGGCACTGAAGAAGAAGGCTCATCGTCTGTTATTTCCAGAGACGTAAAAGACATAATAGAAGCGATGTTGCCTTCGCTTATACGAATCTTCACTTCAACCGACAGAGCAGTAGAGTTCTTACCTTTCGACGTTCAGGATGAAGAAGCGGCAAAACAAGAAACCGATATCGTAAATTACTCTTTCTATAAAGAAAACAACGGGTTTTATACAATATATACATGGTTCAAAGACGCGCTGTTAAGTAAAAACGGAATCGTAAAAGTTACATGGGATGAAAAAGAGGTCTCAACAAGGGAAGAATACGAAGGACTTAATGAGTTAGGTCTTCAACAGCTTTTAGCAGATAAAGAGGTAGAACCTGTTGAATTTACCTTAAACGAAGACAATACCAACGATGTAGTAATTCGACGGACGAGTAAAGTTGGTAAAGCAAAAGTAGACGTTATCCCGATTGAAGAATTCATAATCTCAAGAGATGCTTCTTCAATCTTTCCGAACGAAGCGAGAATGACGTGTCATAAAGCCGACAAAACACGTTCAGATTTAATCGCAGAAGGTTTTGATAAAAAGTTAGTAGAAAGTATTGGAATAACACAAGAAGTTCACACCGAAGAAATCTCTATCGCCAGAGACAATAAAACTTCAGACACATTCGGTGATGACGCCAAAGACCCATCGATGAAAGAGATTGAAGTCTTTGAATGTTACATTCGAGTAGACTTCGATGGCGATGGAATTGCAGAGCTACGACAAGTTACTTATGCAGGAAGTGAAATCCTTGTAAACGAGGAAATCGACGAAAACCCATTTGTTGTCATTACACCGATTATGCTAACGCATAAGTTCTACGGTAATTCGATTTCCGATGACACGATGGACATTCAACTTATAAACTCCACACTCTTACGTGGTGTTCTTAACAACATGTATCTCGCGAACAACCCGAGAAAATATTATCAAAGTGGGATGGTAAACTTAGACGATTTGTTAACCTCACGCTCAGGTGGTGTGGTAGAAACACTAGCCCCCCCGTCTAATGTTTTAATGAACGAACCCGTTAACACTCTTCCCCCGCAGATCTTTGATGTGATGGGAAAGATGGAGCAAG